AAGGTTAAAAATGCAATACCCCACTATGAAAAAATTTTAAAGAATCATGATACCTCAACATTTGGTGCTTATCATAATAAAAAAAGTGTAGAGGAGAAACTGGATCTTTTGAAAAAAATTCATGAAAAAGCTGAAGCAGAACTTATCAAAAGAAAAAAATTTAAAGATGAAAAATACACTCAAACTAATTTGGGAAAACCGGAAACAGATTCTGGAGGGAATAACCAATAGTGTTCTCAGAGATGAAACAGTAGAAGAAATTGCTAGACTTAGATATTCTATTTGTGAAGACTGCCCAAGCAAAGGAAGAAAATGTGCAGTAAAAGGTACTGCTCCATGTTGTAATGAATGTGGATGTTCCTTAAATTTTAAAACTAGATCTCTTGCTTCAGAGTGTCCTCTGGGTAAATGGGAAGCAATTGCTACTGTAGAAGAAGAAGACAAATTAGAAGAACTATGAGTATAGTATTTAATGCATCAGATCATAGTTACAAAAGCATAGATGGTTCTGAAGGAATTAACTGGATAAGTGTAACTACACTTATTTCTAGTTTAAAGAAACCTTTTGATGCTAAAGCTGTAGCTGCAAAAGTTACTAAGAACAAACGTTCTAAATGGTATGGTATTGAACCTAAGATTATTGAACAGATTTGGAAAAATGAATCTGACAGAGCAGTTACTTTAGGTACTTATTATCATAACCAAAGAGAAGCTGACTTATGTTCTTTAGCATCTATTGAAAGAGAAGGGGTAACAGTACCTGTAATTTCTCCATCAGGAGAACATGATGGTATTAGATATGCACCATCTCAAAAGTTAGATCCAGGTGTGTATCCAGAACATATGGTTTATCTTAAGTCTGCAGGTATCTGTGGACAATCAGATTTAGTGGAAGTAGTCAATGGTAAAGTAAATATCATTGACTATAAAACTAATAAAGAAATTAAGACTGAATCTTTTGTAAACTGGGAAGGTATTTCTGAAAAATTACTACCTCCGGTAAATCATTTGGATGACTGTAACTTTAATCATTATGCATTACAGCTCAGTATTTATATGTATATTATACTTAAGCATAATCCTAAATTAAAGCCAGGAAGAATCTTTATACATCATATTACGTTTGAACAAGAAGGAGAAGATCAGTATGGTTATCCTATTGCTGCAAAAGATCAAGATGGCAATCCAATAGTAAAAGAAGTAAAACCCATGGCTGTTCCATATCTTGTGGATGAAGTAATTTCTATATTACATCATGTAAAAGATAATCCAGTTAAAAAGAAATGATATGATAGTAAGATTATTTGATGTTCAGAATGGAGTAGTGGTACCTACTGAGCATTGTTATACATTAAAAGCTTTAAAAGATATTATGGATAATTATCCAGAGGATTATTTAAAGATCTATCTGTATCTTTTTTACATGACATGTCCTAATCCAGATATGAATCCATTCTTTCATACTCCTGATGTAGATAAAGAACATATTATTTTAAAAGAAATACAAGCAGAATTTTCTCCAGAGGATGATGATATATTTACTGCATTAGAATTTTGTAAAAGATTATACGAAACTCCTACATCTAGAGCATATCAAGGAATGAAATCTATGTTAGATAGATTAGCCAAATATATGGAAACTACTCAGATTACTGCAGGAAGAGATGGTAATATTAATTCACTAGTTGCTGCAGCCAAAAACTTTGACCAGATTAGAGCATCATTTAAAGGAGTCTATAAAGACCTACAGGATGAACAATCTAGTAAAGTAAGAGGTGGACAAGGATTAGCTTACGATAGTTAATTATGAGTGAGATATATCAAGATATACCCTGTTGGGATAATGGTACATGGACAACAGTATCATTTACTTCTAGAGACGAGTTTTCTAGATCAATAGCAAAAATATTTTCTGAACCAGGAAAGTATGCATTTGATGAAACCAGTTTTGAATTTAATAAAGAAGCTGTAAAATTTAGAGATCAAAATGTATATTGTACTGCACCTTTTAGATCAAAAGATTTTATAGCATATTGGGATGATCAAAAGCAAAAATGTAGAAAGGGTGTTTTCTATATCAATGGTGATAAGAAATGGTTTCTAACTAGAGACTATTACATGTGGTTGAACTTCTTACCAATCTTTGATAAAGAACAACAGAAGTTTGACTTTGCAAAAATCAGGGATGCCCAGTATCATATGGCATTATATGAACTACTTGCAGAACTTAACTATAAACATGTTGCTATCTTAAAGAAACGTCAGATAGCATCTTCATACTTTCACATCTCTAAATTACTCAATCAACTTTGGTTTGAAGCAGGGGTAACTTTAAAGATGGGTGCTAGTCTCAAAGATTATATCAATGAGAAAGGTTCCTGGAAGTTCATGTCGGAATATGCTGCATTCTTGAATGAACACACTGCATGGTACCGTCCAATGTCTCCAGACAAAGTCTTAATGTGGCAGCAGAAGATTGAAGTAAGAAAAGGAGACAGAAAAACAGAAGTGGGTCTAAAGGGTACCATGCAGGGCATGTCATTTGAAAAAGATCCAACAAATGGTGTAGGGGGTCCGGTAAAATACTTCTTCCATGAGGAAGCAGGAATTGCACCTAAGATGGATCAAACATATGAGTATATGAGACCTGCCATGAGATCTGGTATGATTACTACAGGGATGTTTATTGCAGCAGGATCTGTGGGTGATTTGTCTCAATGTAACCCATTGAGAGATATGATTCTTAATCCTACATCTAAAGATATTTATGCTGTAGAAACTAATCTTATTGATGCAAAAGGTACAGAAGGTTTGTCAGGTTTGTTTATTCCTGAGCAATGGTCTATGCCACCACATATTGATGAATATGGTAATTCACTTGTAGAAGATGCATTAAAAGCATTAGATGAACAATTTGCAAAATGGAAAGATGAATTATCTCCAGAGGATTATCAGTTAAGGATATCTCAGCACCCTAGAAATATTGAAGAAGCATTTGCACACAGATCTGTATCTGTATTTCCTCCACATCTTATTGCTGCACAAGCAAGAAGAATTGAAGAGAAAGAATATGCATATGAGTTTTTAGATATTATGACAGATGAAAATGGTAAACCAACTGTTAAACAATCTAATAAACAACCAATAAAAGAATTTCCTATTACTAAAAAGACTGATGACAAAACAGGAGTGCTTGTAGTTTGGGAAAGACCAATTAAGGATCCAACCTTTGGACAGTACTATGCTTCTATTGACCCCGTGTCAGAAGGTAAGACTACAACATCAGAATCATTATGTTCTATCTATGTGATGAAGGCTCCTGTACAAGTAACCAAAGTTACCGGAACAGAAACTGAAACATATATAGAACCAGATAAGATTGTAGCTACTTGGTGTGGAAGATTTGATGACCTTAATAAAACTCACCAGAGATTGGAGTTAATCATAGAATGGTACAATGCTTGGACAGTAATTGAGAACAACATCTCATTATTTATCCAATATATGATATCTAGAAAGAAACAAAGATTCTTAGTACCTAAGAGTCAGATCATGTTCTTGAAAGATCTTGGTTCAAACACCAACGTTTTCCAAGAGTATGGTTGGAAAAATACAGGAACATTGTTTAAACAACATCTTCTTAATTATGCTATTGAGTATACAAAAGAAGAACTAGATGTAGAAACAAAAGCTGATGGTACAATTGTACGTACAAAATACGGAATAGAAAGGATTCCAGATCCAATGTTACTTACTGAAATGAGAGAATATGCACCAGGTGTCAACGTGGATAGACTTGTTTCATTTTGTGCACTGGTTGCTTTTATGAGAATTCAACAGTCTAACAGGGGTTATGCTAAGAGAGTAGTGATGGATGATGCTGCCAAAAACTTGCAAAAGTCAGAAAATTTGTTTAAATTAAATAAGAGTCCGTTTAGACATATGGGTGGTGGTATGAGAAATACTATGAGTGGGTTTCAGAAATCTGCTTTTAAAAATATTAAATAAAAAGTTATGCAGGTATATAACGCATTACAGGTCAAAAGAGGTGCCAAAGTACAACAAAATAGACTGGGTAGTATTACTCAGCCATTACAGTTTTTGCCTAAGAAAGATAAAGATGAAGAATGGGCAGCTTGGAATCTTGACTGGTTGGAATGGCAAGGATTAAAACAGATCCGTAGAAATGCCCGTAGGTTAATGAAAAACTACAAACTTGCAAAAGGTATTATTGATAGAACAGATTACATTGTAGAAGAAAATAATGATTACAGAGAAATAGTAGAAGTACTAACAAGAGAAGATGCTTCTGCACTTGAGTTAAAGTTTTATCCTATTATTCCGAATGTTGTTAATGTACTTGTAGCTGAGTTTGCAAAAAGATCTACAAGATTAAGTTATAGAGCTATTGATGATTTCTCATACAATGAAATGCTTGAACAAAAAAGAGCTCAAGTAGAACAAACATTGATGGCTGATGCAACAACTAAAATAATTGCAGCAATGTTAGAGCAAGGACTTGATCCTAATTCTGAAGAAGCTCAACAGCAATTATCTCCAGAAAGTATTAAGTCTTTACCAGAAATTGAACAGTTCTTTAAGAAAGATTACCGTTCAATGATAGAACAATGGGCAGAACATCAACATAAAGTAGATGTAGAAAGATTTAGAATGGATGAGTTAGAAGAAAGAGCTTTCCGTGATATGTTAATCACAGATAGAGAATTCTGGCATTTCCGTATGATGGAAGATGATTATGATGTAGAATTATGGAACCCTGTTGTTTCATTCTATCACAAGTCTCCAGACATCAGATATATTTCTCAAGGTAACTGGGTAGGTAAAACAGATATGTTTACTGTAGCCGATGTTATTGATAAGTTTGGCCACTTACTTACTGAAGAACAACATGAGGCACTAGAAACAGTTTATCCTATTAGATCTGCAGGATATACTATTGGTGGTATGCAGAATGATGGATCTTTCTATGATGCAACAAAATCCCATGACTGGAATGTTAATATGCCATCATTAGCATATAGACAATACACTTCTTTCATGTCAGGTAATGTATTAGATGGTTCTGATATTATTACACAGATACTTGCAGAAGGAGAAGATTACTATGACCAAGGTACAGCATACTTACTTAGAGTAACTACAGCATACTGGAAGTCTCAAAGAAAAATTGGACACCTTACTAAGATTACAGAAGAAGGAGAAGTCACAAATGAAATTGTATCAGAAGATTATAAGATTACAGATAAGCCAATCTATGATACAAGACTTTTTAAAAATAAGAACAAAGACAATTTATTGTTTGGAGAACACATTGACTGGATCTGGATTAATGAAGTTTGGGGTGGTGTAAAAATTGGACCTAACGTTCCTTCTTTCTGGGGTATGAATAATCCAGGAGGATTCTCTCCAATCTATATTGGAGTAGATAGAAATCATATTGGTCCATTAAAATTCCAGTTTAAAGGGGATAATAGTTTGTATGGTTGTAAACTTCCGGTAGAAGGATCTGTGTTCTCAGATAGAAATACTAAGTCTACAGCTCTTATTGACTTAATGAAACCATACCAGATTGGATATAACATTGTAAACAATCAGATTGCAGATATCCTAGTAGATGAACTTGGTACTGTAATCATGTTAGATCAAAACTCTTTACCAAGACACTCATTAGGAGAAGACTGGGGGAAAGGTAACTTAGCTAAAGCATATGTTGCAATGAAGAACTTCCAGATGTTACCATTGGATACTTCTATTACTAACACAGAGAATGCACTTAACTTTAATCATTTCCAAAAATTAGATCTAGAACAAACAAACCGTTTGATGTCTAGGATTCAATTAGCTAACTACTTTAAACAACAAGCATATGAAGTAATTGGTGTGAACCCACAAAGAATGGGACAACAGTTATCTCAAACAACTGCTACCGGAGTAGAACAAGCTATGGCAGCATCATATGCACAGACAGAGATTTACTTTATCCAACACTGTGATTACTTGATGCCAAGAGTGCACCAAATGAGAACAGACTTAGCTCAGTTCTATAACTCAACTAAACCATCAGCAAGATTAACTTACATTACTAGTGCGGATGAGAAAGTAAACTTTGAAATTAATGGTACAGATCTTTTACTTAGAGATCTTAACATTGCTATTAGTACAAATGCTAATCATAGAGCTATTTTAGAACAGTTAAAACAAATGGCTGTACAAAATA